ACTGTACCACCTTGATCAGATCTTATCTGGTTAATGTCTGCATGTATTCTACCTTTATGTTCATATTTTATTATGGTGTCTATAAATGTTGTATGTGCCTTGTTTATTTCTCTAGCTTTTGCTATCTTCTTAACTAAAGGATGTTCATGATTAGAGAGAAAGTTTTTAGTAAATGATGGTGCCTGTGTTTTTTCAGTTCTATCGTAAGGTAATTTTAATTTGTCAAAAACTTTGGCAATTGATCGTGCTGCCCATATTTGACATTCTACTCCTGTTTCTTTGGTTATTTCTGATAACAACGTTTTTTCTTCTTTACTTAATTGTTGTTTCAACTTATGAGCGGATTCGGTATCGACACGAACGCCTTTAAATCTCATATCAACTAAACACGGAAATAAATCTGTTTCTAAATTAAATATAGACCCTAGATCCTGGTTGCTTAATTCTTTTTGCATGACTCTCCATAATGCATAGGTCAGCTCTGCATCCCTTTCTGCGTAATTACCTACGTATAGTGCGGGTAATTTCCACATATCTGCTTTAGGATCTAGTCCCCATTCTTGAGCTGCATTGTTTAATTCTGTCTCATTTTTACCTTGACCAACATAATCCCAACCTAGACTATTAAGATCATATCTATATCTATTTTCATTTACTAATGAAGCTGCGATCATTGTATCAAAAATTCTTCCATTAATTTTAAAACCCATAGACCTAATCCAACAAACATCATACATTGCATTGTGAAATATTTTATCGGCTGTAGATTCACAAATATCTTTAAACCATTTCATAACTAATTTTTTATCAAGATTACCACCACCCTCATGATCAAACGGAAAATATCCTGAATAACCATCTGTTGCTATAGCGATACCAACAACCTTACCTCTACCAACAATAGACCCCGTGCCTAACTTTTTTAAATCAGGATCATATGTTTCCAAGTCAATAGTTATTTCATCTGCGTGTCGTAAGTCTGGAAATTCCGTGGGTTTTACCCACTCTGTTTGTGCTTTAAATATCATTTCTATTTTTCCATTTCTTATAACCCTCACTCCAAGATTTTTTTTTCTTTTCTGTATAATCTCTTTCCAAAATCATTTCTAAATAGTGTATGGCTTTTTGTATGTCTTCTTCCTTTCCTTTTGCAGCGTGTCTGCAAATATATTTTATAGCTGATCCTTCAGCAAAGGGCAACTTATTCTTGTTTATGAACTCACTTGGTTGAACGACCATGTTCCGATAGTGGCTCCCGCCAATTTGTTTTTTATACGCACTCATATTATGAACTCCTTCTTTTTGTTATTACATTTTATTAAATATAAATTCTGCATAGTTCTTGTAACAGCCACATACCAAACACGATATTCTTCATCTTGTTTGTACACAGATTTTTTAGCTGCTTTCATAGTGTTTGTAGTTTGATTTAAAAACAAAACAACGTTGGTGGCTTCTCCACCTTTAGCACTGTGAATTGTTGATACGGTTATCCTAGGTTCTTTATCTATCTTTTCTCCATTAGATAACATAATTCTTAAATAATCTATTTTAGAAGATGCAACATTATTAAATGCATCATACCATTCTAAATTATAATTAGGTTTGCCTTTTATTTTTTCTAATACTCTTTGTTGTTGTATTTCAGGTATACTTTCTCCCTTTCTTAATTTATTCCAATGATTTATGTCTTCATATAAATTTTTTGCAATACTATTTCCATCAACAGTTTTAAAAAATAACCCTTTGTTTCTTAATATAGGTGGTATGTTTTTAAGTAAAGGGTTTGTTCTAGTTAATATTAACCAAGTTCCTTTACTCATATCTATGTCACATAATTTTATGACCTCAAATATATCTCCCTCTTGTTTTTTAGGTTCATAAGTTTTTTCTAATCTGTTGTCTTGAACTCTATTAATTATACCTAAAGCAATTTTTTGTATTTTATTTGGAACTCTTTCTGATTTTTGTAATAATACTTCTTTTGCTTCCCAATCAATAAAAGAATCTACTTCAGCTCCAGCCCAACCAAAAATAGCTTGGTCATCATCTCCTGCAACCCATATGTCTGCGTTATTTTCTTCTTCTATTTTTTTAATTACATCCCATTGTATTATTGATAAGTCTTGAGCTTCATCTACAAAAACCACATCTAATTGATTGCTAATATCTCCTTTCTTTAAAAATTTATCTAACATATCTGTAAAATCTATTAAACCATACGTCTTTTTATAGTTATTAATTTCAATGTCGATTGCTTCTAACTTATTTCTTTCAACTTTACTAAGATGTTCATTTAAATCTAATTGCTCTAAAGGACTAATTTTTTTTACTCTAGCTAAATTTATAAGATTAAGGTATTCGCTATTAGAAGAAAATATTCCATTAAATGCGTCTTTTTCATAAGAAGCATATTTGATTTGAATACCACAAGTTTCACCTATAACTTTGTAATGAAGTTCATTCATAACATTTTCTTCTTTTAAACCTAAATTGTTAAAAGCCAATGAATGTAAAGTTTTAAAATATTGAATATCTTTTTTTTCTAAATGTGGTTTTTGTTTTAAAAATCTATCTCTTGCTTCTTCTGCTGCTCTACGAGTAAAAGCAAAATAACCAATACGATTTAATGGCACGCCTTTTTTTAAATATTTTTCTACTAAATTTAAAAGTTTTCTTGTTTTACCTGTGCCTGGTGGTCCTATAACTTTGTATCTCATTAGTAATTAGATCCTTTTCTTTCTACTGGTTTGTATTCTATTTTATCAATATGCAATTGTTTTAGTCTGCAAACTTTCTCAACTTTGCCATCGACTTTAAGTGAATAATTAAATTCAACTTTAAATCTTTCTTTTAGTTTCTGACCTATTTTTTCTTTTGATATTTTCCAATCGTTACCAAGATGTGTAAGAAAAGCTTGGTATTTAAAAAAGTGAAATCCCTCTTCAGTAAGACAAGAGCCAAGTCTAATTTGTATTCTCTCTTTAGCTTGTGGACCATTAACACAGTATTGAAATAATTCATTAGCTAAAATATCATCTGTACTTGTGCCTTCAGGTGGTGTAATATTTTGGCAATTTTTTCTCCACTCATTTAACTTTGCTCTCCAATCTTTCTGCTTAATAGGTTCAAAGTATATACCTGTCTGTTCCCAAACTAAATTTAATACTTCTTTTTGTGTTGTCATTAACTTTAAATTAGGAATAACAACTTCTATTTTATCATCATTAGGCATTACAACATTAAATCTATACTCTGGTTGCTCATACCTTATGATTTGAAAATCAG